TAAAAAATAAAGGAAAAATTAGTATAGAAGAATATATACAACGAAAAACTGAGATTAATAATTCAAGAAGAACAGGAGGAAAAGGTATTGGTTCTATAGCCGAAACTAATGCAGATATAATAAAATTAAATTATAGAAAAGAAGAGCTTTATAAGTCATATATGACTGGAGAACCACTTGCTTGGTCAGTAGATAATCAAACAATATTACAAATGGATATACAAAACGATGGAGTAAATTTTCAATCTATGCCAAAGTTTTTTGAATCTGTTACAAGTTATGATCCTAACACACAAACACATGCTCTTAATGTTAAAGGACAGGCTATGTTAAAAAAAATAGAAAGTACAAGTTTGTTACCAATACAAATGAATACTTGGATTAGAGATATAGGAAATCAAAATTTATCAGCAACTAGTGCAACTCATATGGCTTTACTTGGAACTATAGTAGGACATGTTATTGAAAATAATGTTGCTACAACAAGTTGGTTTGATAAGTCAGATATTACAGAATCAATTAAACCTATTGCTAAATTGTATACTAGAAAATTAGCAAATGCGTATAACCCAGTTACAAATACTTTTGATAAAGATCAATTAGAAAGTGTAGAAAGTTGGAGAGTACAAAAATTAATAAAGATGGCAGAACCTGGATATAAAGATAGATTAAAGCTTCTTAAAAACGAAATTACAGAAGATACAATAAATAATGTAATAACTAATATGGATGAAGCAGGGAGTAATATTTCTGATCGGATTCATCATCTCTATCATGGTAAAGGAAACTATATGCCAAATCCAATAGACGAATTACAATCTAAAGATACTTATCCTGATTTTATAGTTGATAGACCTGGGAGTATAATAAATAATCAAATACCAGATTTAGATGATAAATATTTAGGATTAATGAGAGCTGATAAATTTGCAGAATTACAAACAATTATAGAAGATAATATAGAATTTTTACTAGATGATGTAAATTTAACAAATGAAGATGATGTAAAAGCTGCATTAAATAGCGAAACATTTGCAACTAATCTTGGAAAATTATTAAAAGATGATTATGGATTAACTTTAAAACAAGCAGATTGGCATAGAAAAATTGTTAGACAAATAAAAAAAGAAACAGGTAAAAACGAAAAATGGACTACAGCCAGATATGATAAAAGATATGAAGAACTTAAAGAAAAATATCAATATGAAGGAACAGATCCAGGAATGGACACTAGATGGTTTGGTGGTGTTTTCGCTGATTATGAAGGTAATCTTGAATGGACTTTTAATGATGTCGAAGGTAAATTAAACAAACAAGCACAAACATATGTAGATCCAAATTATGATTCAATAGAAGATGGTAAATGGTATACATTTGACATAGCTTTACAATCTATGATTCCATTAACTAACGATGCTGTTGTAGCTAAATTAACATACGAAAAAGAAAATAAAGAAAAAAGTTTTAGACCAGGAGGAGGTTATTATTCTGATGAAGAAAGAAATGAAATTATAGATAAAGGTGTGTCTATGGAAGATTTTAATACTCATTTTAAAGCTATGAAAAAAAATATAAAAACTAATATAGATGATCCAACAAATCCTTTATTCCCATTAAAATTACATCTACAAGATAGAATTAAAGTAGATAAAGTTAGTATTTATAGTAATAGTCTTAGACCTTATTATTACGATGAAAATAATATAAGAAAGATTGTTCCAGGTTTTACATCTCCTCAAGGTATATATAGACCAGATATTAAAAAGTCTTTTTATGCTGCTGGTACAAGAGTATTAAAAAATAGAGTATTAAATGGGCATAATGATATTGGTTTTGTTAGTAGTCAAATTAGTAAAATATTAGGAGTAGAAAAAATATCTCCTGTACTACCAATATTTCCATCTATGCAATTAGTAAATATGTGGAATGATGATACTAAAAGAGCAGAATGGAAAGGATTTTTATTAGACCTAGCTCGATCTATAGAAAAAAAATCCTTACTAGAACAAGAATATTTCTACAAATCTAAACCAGGAGAATTTCAAAAAAACTTTCTTCAATTAATATGGGGAGCAGAATATCCTAAAGAATTTGGTAAAGAACAAAGAGAAATGAAAACATATATAGAGGAAACTTTTGAAAATCAATGGCAACATCTGAATTTAGAATAAAATATAAAGACGAACCAGCCAGAACACAAACTCCAAGAATGGATGCAGCAAAAAGTATTGTTGCTCCATGGAGGAGTGGTTTTAAAGAAGATGTATGGATAGATGATTTAATACAATATGCTCTTCCTTCAAGTAGCAGAACATATGAAGATGATCCATCTTATGATTGGAGAGAAGATAAAGATGTAGCAGCATTTGGTTCTATTTATTCAAGTATGTTTGAATTTGTTAAAAATAAACAACAAGCTTTAGATATAAAAGAAGAAATAGAAACAGAATTAAGTAATGCTCAAAGTCCAGGATATACACTATTTAGAATATTAGGTATTGCAACAGATCCTTTAATTTGGACTGGTCCTAAAATAATTAAAGGTTTTTATGGAATGGATAAATTAAATAGATTACAAAAAGCTGGAGCTGTTGGCACAACATTTACTGGTTTAGAAACTATACAAGAAGGATTAAGACAAGCAGGAAGTATAACACGACCAGCAGAATTATCATATATGACTATTGCTGGAGTAGGTGCAATTTCAACAGTTATTGGTGGTTTTGCAAGTAGAAGTATAAGACATAAAAATCTTGCTAACAATCCTAAATTAGTAAAAAAAATAGCTGAACACCATGATAGTCAAATGTCTAAAATGGAATCTAAACTAGATCCTGCTAGTAGATTTTTTAAAGTAAATGAAAAATCTAATTTAAGACCTGTACAAGTTCCTAAAGATATAGAAAAAACATTAAAAGATTATGATGTTTCTCTTAATGATATAAGATTTAAAGGTGCTGATAAAGGAACATATGCTCAATTTAATCCTAAAACATTAGAAATAACTTGGGATTCTAAAGCAATAAAACAAGCATGGAAAGATAATAAAATACAAAACAGAACTATTCCTGGAATTAAAGGAAAAAAAGTAAAAAATTTATTTAGAAGTTGGCAAGAGTTTGCTCAATTTGTTATTAGACACGAAGTAGTACATGCAAGATTTCCTAGATTACCTAAAGAATCTAAAATAGCTCATGAAGTAAGAACAAATACACAAGCTTTAAAAGAATGGAATGAACAAACACCTATAGCTTGGACTTTTAATCCAGAAGGAAAAACACAAGCAATTAAAAATGAAATGCATAAAATGATTAATTGGTGGCAAGCCAATGCTAAAGAAGGAATTATACATTATGAAGGAAATGTTTTAGATCCATATAGAATAAAAATTTATGGAGAACCAACATTACAAAGATTAAAAAAATATATTAAAAGAAATCCTTATACAGATATTTCAAAAGAATTACAATTATCTAAAACTGGAATAGGAATAGAATTATTACCTGATGCATTAAATAAAAGATTTTATAATTCCTTATCTGTTAATGCGAGATTAGCTTCTCAAATTTTAGATCAACCTGGATTTTTAGAAATGGGAAAACAAGGAAAAACTTTAGGTTTGTCGGGAGAAAGATGGACTGCTAAATGGAAAGGAAGTGCTATTTATAATTATTCACAACAAGAAGAATTTTATAGAGCATATAAAACAAGAATGAATATTGAAAGAGGACAATCTGCAGAAAAAGCTGGATATCCAACTTGGAAATTAATGGTAAGAAGGCAGGGTATTGATCCTACAACAAAAAAAGAATTATCTATGAGTGAATTTCTATCTAGGTCTACCTTATATAGAAATCCAAGAATGAGAGATGCTGATAATCCTGCAATATATAATGAAAAAAAAATCCCAGAAATTATCAAAGCATCCAAACATCAAACTCCATTTTATAAATGGGCTGATGATCAACTTCATACAGAAGGAACATATGTTGCTTTTGCAACAACAATGATAAGAAAAATTGAACATGCTATTTATAGAGCACAAAAAACTGGTGGTCCAGTTGCTTTTAATTCTGCTGGAAAAGAAATGAGTTTAAAAAGATTACAAGGAGAATTAGCACATTGGAGAGATGTTAAAAAATTACGAGAAACAAAAAGGTTTAATGCATCAACATATTTTCCTTTAGTAAAAAATCAAGGATTAATTAAAACTGAAAAAAAAGAATTTATTTCTCTTATACAAAGACCAACTAAAGAAAGACCTGAAGGATTAACTCCAGCTCAAGCATTAAAAGAATATGAAAAAATTCAAAAAATTAATTATTTCAAACCAATGGATGGGGATGCAGTTGGATGGGCATCGTCATTACATAGAAGAGATAGTGCAATAGATTGGTTAGATCCAAAACTTTCAAAATATTTAGTAACAGATCCTAAAAGATTACAGCTTTATTATGCAAAAAGTATGGGTGCAGATTTTTGGCTTGCAAATTTTAATAGACAATTTGCAAGTAAAAGACAAGTAGCATTACATGGATCTAAAGGAAGATTAAGTAAAGAACAATTAAAAGAACATCATACTGATAATTCTTTAAGAGATTTATTACAATTAGTAAATGATGATTATGTAAATGCTATAAAACAATTAGGTGGAAGATTATCAGCTAATCCTTATAATTATCAATTTAAAATAGAACCATTATTAAGATCACCAGTTGTAGCAAAATCTGCTTCAATGAAATCTCAAATTAAATTTACTAAACCTAAAGATCCAAATTTATTTTGGGGTAAACCAAAACAATATAAAGGAACAGATATGGAAGGAGTAACTGCAGGAAGTAAAGAACCTGATTTAATTGATGTATCAAAAAATAATAAAAATCATTTACAAATAAAAGAAATATTAAAAGAAAGAACAAGAGTTTTATCTGATATAAGAGCAGCAAGAGATTTATTGAGAGGAACATACGGATTATCTGATAATCCAACAGGAGTAAAATCAACAATAATAAGATCTTTTAAAAGTTTTAATACATTAACAATGTTACAGGGATTCCAATCAGCATATCCAGATTTAGGAAGGATTGCATATTTTAATGGATTAAGAAATTCTTTCGGTGGACAATTACAGCAACTTACAGAAGATTTAGTTGAATGGAAAAAGATGGCTAAAGTATCCAGAAAAAATGCCATGATATGGGAAGAAGCAGTAGACTGGTTTGTTGCAACAAGAGCAAGAGCTCAGGCTGACTTAAATGAATTTACTAGCTTTGCACATAAATCAGAAAAAGTATTAGATACAGTTTCAACATTAAACTTTGCTTTTGTTAATGCTATGTCTACTTGGAATACAATAATGAAAGAAATAGCAGGAATGTCCTGGCAAACAACAGTCATACCTGTTTTAAAACAATGGGGGAAAACAGGAGAAATATCTCAATTATGGAGAAGAAGATTTGCAAGAGCAGGATTAGCAACTGAAGGAGAAGCATCTAAAGTAACTATGGATATAGTTAGAGAATTAAATAAAGCAGAAGGAGTAATGAAAGGTAAAATATTACGAATAGCTAATACAGATAACTGGACAAACAAAAAAGCAATAGATGCTTTTAATGGTGCTATGTCGCATGATATTCCTATTCAAATAGTTACACCAGGTAAAGGAGATGTAGCATTATGGACTAATAAAGAATATGGTGGACTAATAGCACAATTTAAAAAGTTTACTCAAGCTGCAACTAATAGAGTTTTAATGGCAGGACTACAAGAAGGACCACAACAATTTGCTTTACAAATGGCATATATGATTCCACTCGGAATGTTTGTAGATTATATGAGAACTGAACATGCATTTGGACATGACTGGAGTAAAAAACCTTTCCTTTCAAAACTATATGATGGAATAGAAAGATCAGCTTTACTTGGATATTTTACAGATATTGATAGAACAATGATGGCATGGTCAAATAATCAAATAGGAGTTAAAGCTTTACTTGGGGTTGCTCCTCAATATGGCACATCATTACAAAGAAAACTAGGAGCTGTACCAACTTTAGGAGCAGCAGCAACATTTGGAAAAGTGTTTACAGATACAGTAACTGGAGAATATGACTGGCATACAGCGAGGAATGTGCGTAGACTTTTACCATTTCAGAATGTATTTTGGTTAGATAGTATATTTGACAAATTAGAAAAAGGACTTAGACCATAATGGCACATATAACAATATCAGATACAACACCTAGAGTGAATTATACAGCAAGTAGCAGTCAAACTGCATTTACTGTAAACTTTCCATTCTTTGCTGATTCTGATTTGAAAGTATATCAAAACGATACTTTAAAAACATTAACTACTGATTATACAGTAACAGGTGCAGGAGCATCTGCTGGTGGTACAATGACACTAGGTACTGGTGCAACAAGTGGTGATATTATTTCCATACTAAGAGATGTACCAGTTGCAAGAACAACTGACTTTGCAACATCTGGTGCTTTTCAAATAGATACTTTAAATACAGATTTAGATAAACATACTGCGATGTTACAAGAACTAGAGTTTGATTTTAGGAGAACTCCTAAAGTTAAACCTGCTTCTACTACTTTAGATTTAGTCTTTCCAGAACCAACAGCAAGTCAAGTTATTGCATGGAATGCAGCAGGAGATGGTTTAGAATCAACAGATAAAGTTCCAAGTGGTGGAGATTCAACAAAATTTACTTATTCAACAACTACAACTGATGCAGATCCAGGAAGTGGATATGTCAGATTTAATAACGCAACTTTAGCTTCAGCAACAATAGCATACATAGATGATGCAGATGCTTTTGCTAATGATGTAACAGCATGGGTACAATCCTTTGATGATGTATCAGGCAATTCTACCAGTCGTGGTAGAATTAGAATGTATAAAGCAACTAATATTGGAGTGTTTGCAGTTTATAAAATTAATGCTGCGATCACAGATGCTACTGGATATACAAAAGTTCCTTTAACTTATATTGCAGGAGCTGGTTCTTTTTCAGATGATGATGAAGTGTTTATTTCTTTTGTAGCTCATGGTGAAGATGGTACAAGTGCTGGATTAGATTATCTTTTTTCTAGTACTACAACTGATAGTGATCCAGGATCTGGATATGTAAGACTTAATAATGGTACTTATTCATCAGCAACAGCAATTTACATTGATGATGCAGATTCAAAAGGAGTTGATGTATCGGCAGATGTATTAACTTGGGATGATTCTACTTCAACTGTTAAAGGTTTTGTTACTATTAAAGATCAAACTACTCAATCTAGTTATGCCAGATTTTCTATATCAGGTACAACTACTGATGCAAGTGGTTATAATAAATTAGCTGTAACTCATATTGATTCCAATGGAACAATCACAAATGGTGGTGCAGTTTCAATTCATTTTACAAGAACTGGTGATAAAGGAACAACAGGTGATACAGGTTCAACAGGTAGCACAGCAGGAACTTCTGGTTTAGGAATGACTTGGGATAATTCAACAGCAGATGCAGATAATGGAGCAGGAAAAATTGCTTGGAATCACGCAACAATAGCAAGTGCAACTGTTTTATATGTAGATGATGTAGATGATGCTGGAGCAACTATACAACCTTATGTAGATACTTGGGATGCTGTAACGAACACAACTGCAAAAGGTTATGTTCAAATAACAAAAGAAGGTACTACTAGTACATATGCATTATTTAAGGTAAGTGGTGCTGTAACAGATGCTACTGGTTATTCAAAAATTGCAGTAACTCATGTAGTTTCAAATGGATCTTTTTCAGATGGCGATGGAGTAGGAGTTCAATTTATACAATCTGGTAATGATGGTTCTGGAAGTTTATCAAATGTTGTTGAAGATACGACACCTCAGCTTGGTGGAATGCTGGATGTTAATGGTCAAGCATTAGGCGATGGAACTTTAGAACTTTTAAAATTTTCTGAAACAGGAAGTGCAATCAATGAATTTACGATTGCTAATGCAGCAACTGGAAACGGTCCAACACTTTCAGCGTCTA